CTTGGTTGGCGCCAGTTGATCAACCACATGAACAGTTTGTATTTCCTGAGGAAGTGCTCCCAAGAGGCAACGCACTCTAAAATAAATAAGAGGAGTTACTAGAACTCCTTTTTTTATGCTTCTCATCCTCCTCTTCCTCCAACTCTTCGGAGTGTTCCTCTTTCTAATGTCCCTACTATGATATCCTCCACCACTCCATATAAACTCGCAGACATTATCAGAGATACTTGGCCTCAACTTTACAGACCGATGAAAAGGGAGTATAATAAAAAGAGTGGTCCAAATCTAAATAAAAAGGTTTGACTCATACACATTATGTTCCCCTATTTACAATCGCTTTTTAAAAAAATGAATTTCGCTGCCCGTGTTCAAAACGTACTCTCCACACTTAAGGGAGATAAGGATGCACTCTTAACTGAGAATGCATCACTCAAAGAGCAACTTGCTGCTGCTCTTGCTAATGATGTTGCAGATGCTCAGGCTGCTGCCGATGCTCAAGCTGCTGCAGAAGTTGCCCGTGCTACTGCAGATGCTGCTGTTGCAGAAACTACCCGTCTACAAGGTATCGTAGATGCTGATGCTACCGAAGATGCTGCTCTTGAGGCACTTCTTGGTTCATTGGAAGCACCTGCTGCTGCTCCTGTTGCAGAAGTTGCTGCTACTGAAGAAGCACCTGTTGCTACTGAAGAAGTTGCTACTGAAGAAGTTGCTACTGAAGAAGTTGCTACCGAAGAAGCAACCGAAGGTTGATACTACTCACAAAATGAGTTGAACTACCCCTATATGGGGTAGTTTTTTTATGCTATAATAATCAAAAAACTTCAAAAAATGAACAAGTATAATACCGAAGATTATTTTTCTGTGATTGAGACTAGGACTGGTAGAAAAATTGCAGATTGTGGAGAAGAAACAGATGCACTGGCACTGGTTGCATTTGATCCTGCCAATCGTACCTATACTAGAAATAAGTTTCTAATGGGTCAGGTGATTGATATAGTGATGCCCAAAGCACTTCCTACCAATGAAATTGCTATCAATACCAAACCTTATCAAGAGCATCAAGATGAGTGGATGGTTGAAAAAATCAATCAATTGCCTCAAATCAAACTACCAGACAGGCAACAAGAACCTTTTAGGGTATGAATCACCGAAAGCATAAACAATCTGAGAATTTAAAAAAGAAAAAAATGCATACACCTGAAGGATACTTAAAAGATCCCCCAGACGCAGTATGCCCTCATTGTGGAAAGTCTGGTAAGTCTTGTTCTTATGTGAATAGTTTATCGAGAGCGTGGGCACGAGATGCCTGTAAGAAGAAAAACGACAATAAATAATCATAAGTTGCAACTACTTATGGTTCCTCTACATTCGTTCAAGGACTATCTGTTTAATCTAGAGACAACAAGTAAAGCAGAAGCAAAACGAATGTGGAGGAGGATTATAAAAGAACAATGGGAACATAAGTGTGCCTATTGTAATTCAGAAGACAATATCACACTAGACCACATCACTCCACAGTGTAAGGGTGGTCTGGACATTAAGACTAATGTAGTTGCTTGCTGTCATTCGTGCAATCAATCTAAGGGACATACTCCTTGGGAACAGTGGTATTATAATCAAGACTTCTTTACAGAAGCAAAAAGAGATGCTATAGTAAAATGGATGAAACCAGAAGAAAATTCAAATCTATATAAGTATAGACCAAGAAGAAATAATGCGTCTTAACATTCATGGATGATGGTAGTATCTACCCCATTGCAGCAAATGTAATGGGGACCTTAATTTCAATTTTAATAATTCTTATACCCTTATTAATAATTTTATGAATTTTACAGTTTATTCAAAAAAAGGTTGTCCTTATTGTGACAAGATTAAAATGGTTCTGGGTGATTTGAGTGTCAAAAAAGGATACCCAGTTATTTGTTATGAACTTGGAACTGAATTTACAAGAGAAGAATTCTATGCGGAATTTGGTGAAGGTTCTACATTTCCACAAGTTGTTTTTGATAAAAAAAATATTGGTGGATGTAGTGATACTGTGAAGTACTTACAAGAGAACAATATGTTTTAATGAGTACTATAAATAATTCTGGAAAAACAGACATCAATCGTGGTGTTGAGTTACTACTTCGCAAAAAGGGAGGAACAAATCAACCAGAATTGGATTCTAGACAGTTCAGTTTTGGGAAAATGTTTTCTCTTTTTAAACGAGAGATACATTTTAAAATTGAACTAAGAGTGGCAAAGAAAACGTAATCTCTTGGAGAAAAAAATGGAATCAGCAACACCCTATATTCTTTTCTTTTGTGGTATTGGAATTATTGGTTCCTTCTTAATTGGAATAATGATAGGATGGTTTGGTAATGATATTTTTTATTCAATTTTGAATAGAAATAAAGTAGCATTACATCCAGAAATGTTTGATGAAAACGGTAATATTATACCAGACGAAATTTTGGCAGTACGATTTGAAAACAATTATGACGACGACAACGACGAAGAAGAAGACGGAGACTGAACTCGAAATTCTTCCACCAAATCCATTTATATTTGAAATTCTTGCTCTTGCTTCAAAACAAAGATCAAAAGCAAAAAAAGTAGAAGTTCTTAAAACATACGAACACGATTCGTTAAAAGCAATTTTTATTTGGAATTTTGATGAAACTGTAATATCTGTTTTACCAGAAGGTGATGTTCCATTTTTTGGTGAGAATGATATGAAGACATCAACAATGTCTGAAAGAATTGAAGATGCAATCAAACAAATGAGTGGTTCATCAATAGGAGCACTTGACCAAAGATATTCTACAATTCGTAAAGAATATACTAAATTTTATAATTTTATCAAAGGTGGAAATGATACATTGAATGGAATTCGTAGAGAAAATATTTTTGTAAATCTTTTGGAAGGTTTGCATCCTTTGGAAGCAGAAATTCTTTGTTTATGTAAAGATAAGAAACTTGAAAGTAGATATAAAGTCAATAAAGAGATTGTATCGGAAGCATACCCTGATATTGTTTGGGGAAATAGAGGTTGAAAACTGGAGGAAAATTATTGAATATTATACATAAAGACTGCGATAAATCATTAGCAAAAGATAAAAGTCTTCCTGTTGATTCTTATCTTGTTACTTATTGTGTAAAAGATACAGAAAAATATGATATAGTACAAGCAGGTGGTAAGGTTGAAGTGTTTGATACTTATTATGATGAGTATGGAAAGGGAGCACTTAAAGAAATTAAATGGACTGATGGAAAAATAAACCCAAAGATGTATGGGTATGTTCCCAAAGAAACGAAAAAACGCAGATAAAAGTAGCAGTACGATACAAAAAAAGTATCTGTTGCTACTTTTGCATGTTTATGCTAATATATACAGTACGTTCAACCCATTTTGGGTCGGAAGTAAGCCGACGCGGAACGGATCGTTCATCTATGGAAACACTCTTACTCAGTTGTCTTCAGGCACAATTGATTATTGGAAGAGTTATGAAGGCAAATATGCCTCCACAAACTCGTAATGATTTAATTTGGGAAATCAAAAAGATTACTCCCAAAAGGTGTAAAATAGACGCAAACGCCGACTGAAGGAACGCTCTTTAATCTAAACAACTAAGGAGAAAACCTAATGTCACAAGTAAAAACTAAAAACAACTGGCAGCTTGTTTTAATCAAGCAACAAAAAGAAAAAGAACAACGCAAACACCAAGCAAAACTAGCAATGGCAATGCGTTGATAATCTAGGAGGGATTGATTCCCTCCTTTTTTTGTGCTAGAATAACTGAAGATAACTTTATAATATGGATAGAGAAAAAGTTAAATTGATTATAAGGAATATGGAACTGCTTTTGGATTCGTTAAAAGCAGAAATCTATACAGACGTTCAAGCACATAAAGTAAAGAGTAATCAACGAATTATTGATTACGATGAAGTATTTGAGGATAATGATGACTAGCAAATCAAAACAGTTGGTTAAACTACTTAAAAAATTAATCAAACAGGAACATTTGTATTCAGATAAACAACTGAAAGAAATGAAAACACAATTGAGAGTTGTGGAAACCGAACTTTTTCAATTAGAAAAACTTACATCAAAAGGATTTGGAAAATGAAACCCGAAGTTAAACTCATTTCTGCCACACCAAACGCAGAACAACATATTGCTTATTGTGCCCGTGTAAGTAATCCAAAAAATCAAGAGAACTCAAACTTTGAAGGATTGCTTAAATATTGTATTAAGAATCAACACTGGAGCATCTTTGAACATGCATTCCTCACAGTTGAAATTAATACCTCGTTGGCGATTGCTACGCAAATCTTGCGCCATAGGTCTTTCACATTCCAACAATTCAGTCAAAGATATGCCGATAGTACAGAACTTCAAGTTGAACTTCCTGTACCTGATCTGCGGAGACAAGATACAAAAAATAGACAAAATAGTACGGACGATCTTGGAAGTGATCTAACAGAAACTATGAGTTTGTTGATTAAAAATCATTTTGAAGAGAGTTTGAATATCTACAATCTTCTTCTTGCTCAAGGAGTAGCAAAAGAATGTGCTAGGTTTGTGCTCCCACAGGCAACACAGACCCGTTTGTATATGTCGGGCTCTCTAAGGTCGTGGATGCACTATATCGACCTTCGTAGTGCTCACGGCACCCAGAAGGAGCATATGGAGGTTGCTGAAGCAATCCGTTGTATCTTTACCTGTCAGTTTCCTACAATCTCTTCTGCTCTTGGTTGGGGTAGAAAAAACTGCCCTGAATGTATGGATGCACCTTCTATTACATTGGAATAAATAATTTTACATATTATTAAAATAATGCCAACTTATAGATTCGAAAATACAGAAACTGGTGAAATCTTTGAAAAATGGATGTATATGGCGGAAAAGGAACCTTTTCTCCAAGAAAATCCAAATATCAAACCACTCATCCCCACACAAATGAATGTTGGGGAGGTGGGTGATTTATTGAGCAGACACGTTAGAAGAAACCCTGGATGGAATGATGTTCTACACAAGGTTTCAAAAGTTCCAGGCGCAAACGTAAAACCTATTTAACTATGGCAAGAAAAAGAAGGAGCAATGATAACCACCCAATTGGAGTTGGTTTGACGACTAGGCAAACAAAGAGAAAGAAACCAATTAGTGCTGAATATTTGGTTGATGTTGAACCCCTTACAGAAAATCAAAGAAAACTTTTTGAAGCATACAAAGAGGGAAAACATTTAGTTGCTTATGGTGCTGCTGGTACAGGTAAGACCTTTATTACTCTTTATAACGCACTCAAAGATGTATTTGACGAGACAACACCATATGAACAAATCTATGTGGTTCGTTCTCTTGTAGCAACTCGTGAGATTGGTTTTCTTCCAGGCGACCACGATGATAAGTCTGCTCTTTATCAAATTCCTTATAAGAATATGGTAAAGTATATGTTCCAGATGCCAAGTGATGCTGACTTTGAGATGCTTTATGGTAATCTCAAATCACAAGAAACTGTAAAGTTCTGGAGCACATCTTTCATTCGTGGTACAACACTTGATAATTCAATCATCATTATTGATGAAATGCAAAATCTTAATTTTCACGAATTGGATTCCATCATTACTCGTGTGGGTGAGAATAGTAGAATTTGTTTCTGTGGTGATGCAACTCAATCTGATTTGGTAAAAGGAAATGAAAGAAATGGTATTGTTGACTTTATGAATATTTTGAGAAAAATGGATTCATTTGAACTGGTCGAATTTGGTGTTGATGATATTGTTCGTTCTGGACTTGTGAAAGAATATATTACTGCAAAACTTGAACTCGGGTTGTGATGTTTAACTATGTGGATTTGGATCTCCCTCAATTAGAGAGGGAGACTATTGATGGAGTTCGTTATTATAAAGTTCCCAATGAGGATGAGTTAATTAAACTTGTCTCCATTACTTCTGTAACTAGTCATAAGAACCGTCAGTTCTTTGCTGATTGGAGAAAGAAAGTAGGAGAAGAACAAGCAAATAAAATCACAAAGCAAGCAACCAGTCGTGGGACTGATATGCATACACTTGCTGAAATGTATTTGAAGAATGAAGAATTTAATTCTGAAGTTCTTCCAATTTCGCAAATGTTATTTGGGATTGCGAAACCTTATTTGAATAAGATAAATAATATTCACGCACTTGAAAACTCTTTGTATAGCAAAGTTTTAGGTATTGCGGGAACTGTTGATTGTATTGCAGAATACAATGGTGAATTAGCAGTTATTGACTTCAAGACTTCTAAGAAACCAAAACCAAGAGATTGGATTGAACATTATTTCGTGCAATGCGCTGCTTATGCTTGCATGTTATACGAGATGACTGGTATAATGGTAAAGAAGTTTGTAATTATAATGGCTTGTGAAAACGGAGAATGTGAAATTTATGAAGAATACGACAAAGGAAAGTACATCAAGTTACTCACCGAATATATTAGAGAATTTGTTAGAGATAAACTTCAGCAATATGAATGATAAACTCAAGGAAGAATTAGATAGCAAATTTTTGTGTCCTCAAAAGTTTGCTCAGGAAATAGAAAGTCTTGTGAAAGAATCTAAAATCAATTATATTGATGCAATCGTCACATATTGTGAAGAGAATAGTATTGAAATTGATACTATATCAAAATTAGTTTCTAAACCTTTGAAGGAGAAACTTAAAAATGATGCGATTGAATTAAACTTTTTGAAGAAAACTACTCGTGCTGCTAAATTGCCGTTGTGACACCCTTTGATGTATATAAAACTTACTTAGCATTCAAAAATCATTTCACAAAAGAAAATTACGATTACTTTAAATATTGTGGAAAGTCCAGAGCATCTCTGGACTCTTTTCATAAGAGGAAGGATCGGTATTTCTTTGAACGAACTTCTAGGCAGAAGAATGATGATGAAATCAAAGCATATTTTGTAGCAAACTTTGCTGAATGTAATGATACTCAATCTTTATGGATTGGTGAAATCATTGAAAATGGAGAACAAATTTATACAAATTGGTTAAAGAAATCCCAAAGTCTTTTTTACTTATTCAAAACAGAAGCAGAAGTCTTTATAAACAAAGATAGTTTTGTAGAATTATTTGAGATAAAAAATAATCAGCACCCAGAGATTCTCAAAAAGTATTTTCAAAAAGCAATCAGTTTAGAGACAATGGTGATATTGGATATGATATTGGGTTATGTAAAACAGTTTGATAAGAAACTAACAGACCCAGTGTGGGAAACCGTCAGTTTAAGAATTCGAAAGTATGAACCATTCCTAAATATTGATGTAGCAAAGTATAAAGAAATTCTCAAGGAGATTGTTTTATGAGTGGATTTTTTGATTCAGAACAAGTCAGAGAATCTTTGTTTGAACTTGATGAACTACAACATAAACTTTTTAGTGAATTGATGGAAATTCCTTTTTCTGATAAAG